TATTAAGGGTTTATACAGACAGCCAACTCCACAGACCCTGTGTCATTAGCAATATTGCAAATACACCGACTCCAATGCTGGCCCAGTATAATGACATACTGACCGCTAAAATACTAGCTGTTAGCAGAACAATGCTGATCTGAAATGCGCTGCCTGAAAAGGTCAACCATGGACTTCTTTTGGCTATGGCATCGCGTTCGGCTTCCAGAGCACGTGCCTTGGCCATGAGTTCTTTTTTGCCCTCGCCTGTGGTGGGGTCGGTTTCGTAACGAGCAATCTTCTTCTCCAGACGATCCACCTTGGCTCGATCTTTGCGTGACAAGGCATCATCCAGACTTTGTTCTGCCAGAGTCTGCTTGATGGACTTGGCCTGATAAAATGCCCAGGTATTGTTGGCGCTGATGGTATTCTTTAGAACTTTGCTGCTATAGCTATTAGCAATATAAGTATTAATGGCCAAAAGAGCAGCAAGCACAGTAATAACCCATCCAGCTTTGTCTTTGATTTTTGCTTCTCTTTCGCTTCTGCTAAGAGGACTTTTACTTTTATCTTCTGACATTGTTTTCTCCTAGAATTTTAAAGGGCAGAAAATACATCTCCAAGAAGACGTATATGTATGTATCTATTACTATGTTTAGAAGTATACTAGATTGCATTGAAGGTTCTCATTGTAGTAATAATGACACTGTAGTGTAATCCGGTGTTCTCCTGATAGCAGTGTCTGACCACCAATTTTATGCTCCATGCGCGCATCCCATTGATGAAATGCTCGATTTTTATAATGAAGTTTTTTAACCTCATCATCGGTATCTTTGCATAATAGATAAGAACCCATACTGGGCAATTCTATGGCAATTAGTACTGAACGATTGGAGTCCATGTTGGATTCAGCATCATAGCTTAATATGCTCATGTCCTGATGAAAGAACGCTATAGTATCATCGGTCATGCTGTTGTTTGGCTCGGCAATATGAAATCCTGGCACAGTAAGTTCAGGATGTAGTTGTGTTTTCACTCCACTAAGTTCAGTAATTTTATTACAAAGACGTTGATACAACCAATCTAAATTATTTTTAAGCAGCGTTTTGGTGTCTTGATTTATATCAGATACCTGTAGACCGCTGGGCTCCATGATGTATACTGCATTGCCCAATGTTTTAAAATTTATTCCGCTGTATCTTTCGGTGTTATGATCGTCCCAGTATGATTCATGATCCAGCACAAACTGTCGGACCTGTAGTCGTTCTTCTTCGGTTATAAAATCATCTTCGATGTAGATATCAGTTATCATTGGCATTCTGCCCAAATAAGGTTAGTCCATTTTTTATACATCCAGCTGCCCTTGGGTGGAATACAATTACCCAGTTCGGGGTAGCGGTCAATTCTGTGATCAATCACCAAGGCAAATATCAATATTATGCTGATGAAGAAAGACAATACCAATCCCCAGCAGGTGATTTTGTATAACAGTTTCTTGCGTCGACGTCGACGAATTTTGTCTTGTTCGGCATTGCGTCGCATTTGTCGTGTCATGGCCAGCTTCTGTTCCTTGCCCATGACCTGCATCATGTCATTTACTTCGGTCCACAACGCGCCTAATTCTGGTGGACTCTGATATACCATGAGCTCACGAAGTTCTGTGGCCATGTGTTCTAACTGCTTCTTCATCAACACGCGTTGCAGTGCTCTTTTGCCCAGACTATCATCGCCGACATAGACTTCGTTTTTACTGCGTCGTTCCTCTTCTTCAAATATGGCAAAACACTTGTGATAATTATCAAAATAAGTACCCAGATGATTGCCTATGTCCTGATATATATTAGTGGTTTCGCCGTCGCGTTTATTGAGCGCAATAATGCGATTTTTTTCTGCGATGTATTGATTCTTTTCTGCAACCGTAGGTGCCCGATCACGAAACCGATTGTGAAACTGGTCGTCTAGGTCTTTGATTACATCCTTAATATCACCAGCGGCGCCTTTGATGTCTTTGTAGAGTTTACACCCTTCTTTGACCAGCTTGACTGCGCCGTTTGCCAAAGCAAACAGGGTTACCGGATCCATTTGATTTTAAACGTCGTTTTTCTTTTATTGTTATTGACATTCACGGGCAGTTCTGCTATACTGATACTCTGCCCATACTATTTATCATATCCATTGATCATGAGGAATCCATGAAATTCTACACCAATGTCGCTGTAGTAGGCAATTCGATTTGTGTCCGCGGCGTGGATCGCGGTCGCGGATTTCAGGAGCGCATTGGCTTCAAACCACAGTTATTTCTGCCCAAGTCCAAGCTAGGCGCCGTCACATATCGCAACATGTTTGGCGAGCCCCTGGACAGCATAGATTTTGACGACATCAACGATGCCCGCGAGTTCATCAAGAACTACAAGGATGTGGGCAACATGAAGATTCATGGCAACACCAACTGGCAATATCAATACATTACTGCTGAGTATCCCGGTGAGATTGAATTTGACATGGCTCAGATTGATATTCGCAGCATAGATATCGAGACTGCCACAGAAACAGGATTTCCAGACATTGAGTCGGCCAACGAACAAATATTGCTAATCAGCGTACAGGATTATGCTACAAAAGATATTACAACATATAGCATCCGTGATCATGCTTCCGAACAAGACATGCTCCGACAATTTGTTACTGATTGGGTACATCGTTGTCCAGATGTTATCACTGGTTGGAATATTGGGCTGTTTGACGTTCCTTATCTGGTGCATCGTATCCAGCGTGTTCTAGGCGATGATGTAGCCAAGCAGCTTAGCCCTTGGCGCAAGGTTATTAGACGCGATGTGCACATGGCTGACAAGGTGCTGCCTGCCTATGACATTGTTGGTGTGACTCAGCTAGACTATCTGGACCTGTATAAAAAGTTTACCTACAATGCACAGGAAAGTTATCGACTGGATCATATCTGTAAGGTAGAGCTGGGCGTTGGCAAACTAGACAATCCCCATGACACCTTTCGAGACTTCTATACCAAGGATTGGGATCTGTTCGTAGAATATAACCGGGTTGACGTAGAGCGTGTAAGCCAGCTGGAAGATAAAATGAAGCTTATTGAGCTGGCGCTGACCATGGCCTTTGATGCTAAATGTAATTTTGCCGATGTGTTCAGTGCAGTACGCATCTGGGACTGTATCCTGTATAACCATCTCTGGGATCAGAACATGGTGGTGCATCCTCGCGACACCACCAGACCAGATCGCAGCATTGTTGGTGCCTTTGTGCAGGACCCTCGTCCTGGCCAGTATGACTGGGTGGTTAGTTTTGATGCCACCAGCCTATATCCGAGTATCATCATGCAGTACAACATGAGCCCAGAAACTCTGATGGCAGAGTACAATGATCTGGCCGAGCCCATAGGCCAGAGTGAGGTCATGAGCGCCAAGGTAAACAGACTGCTGGACAAGACAGTTGACATTGATCACTGCATGAGCGCCAATGGCTATTACTTTCGCCGCGACAAAAAAGGATTATTTCCTGAGATTGTGGCCAAGCTGTTCCAGGATCGACAGGACTATAAAAAGAAGATGCTGGCAGCACAGCAACAGTATGAAGAGACCAAGAACAAACGTTATCTGAATGACATCAGCAAGTATAATAACTTCCAGATGGCTCGTAAGATTCAGCTCAACAGTTTGTATGGTGCCTGGGCCAACTATTATTTTAGATACTTCGATGATCGCATCGCCGAAGGTATTACACTGACTGGCCAGTACATCATTCGCACAGTAGGCCGAGCCCTGGATGACTACCTGAACAAGATCTGTGGCACCAAGGATTTTAAATATAGTTTTTATTCTGATACTGATAGCTGCTACATTACTTTAGATCCCTTGGTGAAGAAGTTTTATGCCGACAAGTCGCAGGATGAAATTGTCAAGATACTGGACCGAATCTGTGAAGAGAAGATTACCGAGGCCATCAATCGAGCCTGTGGCGAGCTGGCCGACTATACCCAGGCCTATGAACAAAAGATCTGGTTCAAACGTGAAGCCATAGCCACGCGGGGCATCTGGGTAGCCAAGAAACGCTATGCACTCAATGTCTTGAACAACGAAGGAGTACAGTATGCTGAACCTAAGCTCAAGGTCATGGGTCTCGAAATTGTACGGAGTTCGACTCCGGAGGTATGTAGGTCGTTACTCAAGGAAGCGGTCAAGATCGCGCTCAATGAGAATGAAGCTGCGCTTCAGAAGTACATTAACACTCAAAAAGATCGATACCTACATCTATCGGCTGCTGAAATTGCATTCCCGCGCGGTGTGAACAATTTAACCAAGTATACCAGCAAGGCTGATATCTATGCTAAAGGTACGCCCATGCATGTGCGTGGAGCTTTGCTGTACAACTACTATATCAAAGAGCGTGGCATAGATCATAAGTACCCAATCATAAACGAAGGTGAAAAGATCAAATTCGTATATCTACAGACCCCCAATCCTATCAAAGAGAACTGCATAGGCTTTATCGGTGAATTGCCTGCCGAGCTGGGATTGACAAAGTATGTGGACTATGATACAATGTGGGACAAGAGCTTCATTGAACCACTGAATGGAATTATTGAAAGCCTGGGTTGGCACACGTCACCACAGGCCACACTGGAGGATCTTTTTGCATGAAGGCGCGCACACTTAAATTATTGGAACGTTGCATCGAAGATGGCCTAGCCTATGGCTGGGTGCGAGCCCATAAACATTCTGACAATCCCGATTCAGAGCAAGTTCAGGATACACAATACCTAGCCATCATCAATGAAATACATGAATGGTTTGAATTTGAACAAGGAGATATTGGTGAGTAATTTATTAAACAAGTTACAGAAGAACAGCACCATCAAAGATACTGCAATACTGAATGAAAGTAAATTTTTTAATGCCAAAGATTTGATTCAAACTCCGGTGCCCATGATCAACGTGGCTCTGAGCGGCAAACTAGACGGCGGATTGGCACCGGGTCTAACTGTGTTCGCCGGACCCAGTAAACATTTTAAAACTGCCTTTGCCCTAATGTTGGCCAAGGCCTACATGGACAAATATGAAGACGCTATTGTATTGTTTTATGATTCTGAGTTTGGTAGTCCTCAGTCTTATTTTGATAGTTTCGGAATTGACACCAGTCGTGTTTTACACACTCCCATAACCGACATTGAACAATTAAAGCATGACTCGATGCAGCAGTTGAACAACATTGAGCGCGGAGATCATGTCATTGTCATTGTTGATTCGGTTGGTAACCTGGCTAGCAAGAAAGAAGTTGATGACGCGCTGGAAGGCAAAAGTGTGGCCGACATGACGCGTGCCAAGCAGCTCAAGAGTTTGTTCCGCATGGTTACGCCGCATCTGAACATCAAAGATATTCCCATGATTGTGGTGAACCATACCTACAAGGAAGTGGGTCTGTTTCCCAAGGATGTTGTCAGTGGCGGTACTGGCATCTACTA